ACTAAAGGAAGCATAGGAGAAGTCTTCGTGAATAGGAGACTGGACGGTTTCGTTAAACTCCTCATCAAGTGTAAAGTTAATGTAGAAGTCCATCATTTGCAAGTAGCGATTAACTTGCTGATTGATGAGAGGCAAATACTTCTTAATGATTTTGGATTTTACTCCACCGTCTTTAAGTAAACTATACGAAAAATCGTAATAGTTGATTAAATCTTTTTTAGAAGCGAGTTCGTCGTATGTAGTTTTTAGGTTGTCTTTGAAAGATTCTAACTTCTCATGTTCAGAATTTCGGTTTGCAAGGTTCTCGGTAAGAACTTGAATTTCGTGTTCAAGATTTCGGATTTGTCTTTGTAATCCGTTAATCTTAATATTGTTTTGAGAAATGCCATTCGTTAGTTTTGAAATCTCCTTAGACAGAGTATTGAATTGACGCTCTCGCTCCTCTTCCTCTTTAATTGCCTCTTCCAGTTCTTTATAACCAGATTGCAACTCCTTTGCTTTATTTTGAGCGTCGTTAATCTTATTTATTCTGAACTCGTCCTCAATCTCCTGTGTGCAGGTAGGACAAACCGTATTTTCAGTGAAGAACTTATGCTCTTTGGTAATCGTAGATACCTTTTGGGAGATTTTACCTTTTAGATTTCCCAACTTACGAAGTTTATCTGCATAACCAATCAACTTATCTTGTTCAGTAATATTCTCACGAAGAGGTTCTTCAAGAGAAGTATTTTCGTTTAGATATTGTTCTATTTCTTTATCCAAATCGGAGATTTTCCGATTATTATTATTGATATTATCTTTTCCTCTATTTTCAAGTTCCTCAATAAACTCCTCTTGCATCTTAAGTTTTTCCGCAAGAGATTGTTTCTTAAGATCAAGAACTTTGATTTCTTCTTTTGATTGACGGATCTTTTCCTTAATTACAGTATTCATAGAAGAGAAGATTTTAATATCAAGCAAATCCTCAATCACTTCTCTACGGTGAGCAGCAGAAAGTTGCATAAAAGGAACAAAAGTACTTGAACCCAAAATTACAATTTGAGTGAAAGACTTATAGTTCATCTTTAGGACATTCTGCTCCAACCATTTCTGCTGATCCAGTGCAGCAGCAGATTGATCCATAAGAGATCCACTTCTCCAGATCTCAAATATTGCAGGTTTAATTCCACGGATTACTTTCCAATCAACATTACCAATAGTAAATTCAACTTCAACTCTACAATCCTTTTCATTTACAGAATTGGCAAGTTGAGGTTTGTTGATTTTGCGAAATGGTTTTCCAAAAAGAGCAAAGGTAAGAGCATCCAATACAGTACTCTTACCAGCACCATTTGTACCAATAATCAGATTAGTTTTATTTTTGGTGAAATCAATTTCAGTATGCTGGTTTCCAGTAGAAAGAAAATTTTTCCAACGAATAGTCTTAAATAAAATCATAATCAGAAGTTTTTGGAGGAATTACAATGTCATCGGGGGTAATAACTGTATATTGATACCCGTGCATTTCGCAGGTTTTTATCATTACTTTATCTTCAATTTCAATTACATGCATTTCTGGATATCCATCTTCTTCCAGCATCATAGCATATCTTACTGCATCATCTTCCTCTTCAAAGAGATATAAGATATGTTCACCTTCATCATCTATTACAGAATATGCACCTTCGGTTTCTCTACCATTAATTGTTAAAATAAACATTTAAACAAGTTCACAAGCCTCTTGATATATTTCTTGCATCATCTTCTGAATGATTGATTTATCAAGACTAATTTCTGCCTCCTCAATATATCTATTCAGGATAGAAATTGTATCTTCACTTTCAAATACTTCAAATTCTTGAGGTTCTTGAATATCAAAATTCTCAATAATCTTAAGTTCTGCAATATTAGAAGCATAGAGTTTATCAATAAACTTCTCAAACTTTTTAGTATCTGACTTCTTACGAACAACAACTTTTACAATTTTGTTCTCATACTCACGAGTATCAAATGTTTGATAGTTGGTATCCTCATAATAAATGTTGTGAAACATTTTATATGGATTATTGATATAAGTATGCTCTAATGTTTCTGTATCAAAAATAGTGAAACCACGAGTATCATTTACATCCGTCCAATAAATCTCATAAGGATTTCCCGTATAGAATACAGTTCCATTATCAGAACGAGTATGGTAATGACCAGAAAATACCTTTTTGAAGTCTTTAAAAACATTTGATTCTAATCCATGTTCCATAATTAATCCTCTATGAGGACTAAAACCTTGCAATTCAAGATGACCCATTGCAACTTTTGCTTTGGTTTTTTTAATCATCTTAAGTGATTTCTCTTCATTTTCCATACAAATCCAAGGAAGAAGAAGGATATCAAGATTTTCAACTTTGATTTCTGTTGGAGAAGAATACGTTTGAATATTTGGATAATCCTTTAACAGAAGTTGAGGAGAGTTTGTGTTGTTAGTATTCTTATAATAACTATCATGATTACCAACAATCATATGAACCTTATAGTTTTTAAGAGGTTCAAATACAACTCTTTTAGCCCACTCTAAACTTTGATAATCAATTGACTTCCGACTATCAAAAGCATCACCCATATGAATGATTGTATCAATCCCGTACTGTTCCAGCGTCGGGAAAAACACATTCTTGTAGAAGAGTTCAAAATAATCGTGAAAGAGTTTTGAACCTTTTCGGGCACCCCAGTGGGTATCATTGATTAAGGCAATACGCATTAGTAACGAAGTTTCGAGTGAATTCCATCCTTAATCGAATTATAATCGGAATAGTTGCCACCGTCAACAGTGTTATCGTCTGTAAATACCTCAGAGTACCCAGAACGCTCAAGGATTTTATTTTTGATCTCTAACTGACGCTTTTCTCTTTGGATTCTGCGTAGGAAAGCGTAATGAATGATTTGAGTGAAATATGCGAAAGGATTTTGTGATTTCTCTGGATTAAAATTATGAATATATTGAACACAGTTTTCAATACCGTCAGAAATCATGTCTTCTTTAAACATATAATTCACAAAGTTTGGTTTAAAGGAAAGGTGATTTGCAATCTTTAAGAAGCATTCTCCAATGTAGCGAGGAATGGGAGGTTTGGTATCCCAAGTTTTTGGGCGATCTTCTTTAGTCAATTCTCTACCAAACTTTTTAATAAAGGTTATTTCAACGTCTTCACGATACTTGATAATGGCGGCAAGAAACTCTTTATTGTTGACGTAATGCTCTGACCTCTTTCTTTTGGTCATGACTGCTGTGGTTATCATTAGGTTAACTCATAATATGTATGAATTATAGCATTTATACAAATGGTTGACAAGGTATCTCAAACTGTGTATAATTACCTTTGTCGAGGTTGATAAGATTAGCTTTAACTATTTTTATAAAGCTTCTCTAAGATCTCTTTAGCATCATTAACATTGGCAAGATATCCCATTCTACGATTAATCTTTGATTGATTTTTACTATCTTTATTAGACTGACGAACAAAAGACTGGTACATCATAATCATTTCTATATCTGATGATTCCGAAAGTGTAAGAACATCTTCAAGATTAAGTATAAACATATCTTCTTTGGTTGTCTTCAACCATGGTTCTAGTTTATATCCAACAACACCCATTCTACCTTTGATTTCAGCAATCATAATTGGATTAGAAATAATTAGTATTGTGCGATCTTCTTCTTCTGAAGCTGCAACTTTTGCAAAGATTTCTTCACCTGTCTTTAATTTAACCGTTGCATAAAAGTCTTCTTCAATTCCCATTTTTCTTAAGTTGTATAGTGATAATTTCGTAATTAAAGTTTTCTTCATTATAAATTTTAATTCTTTCAATCAAATGATTTAATGTATAATTTTTTCTTGAATTATAAGTACAGTCATCAGATATGTCGTAAAGAACTGCTTTTGTTTTGTTTTTTCCCTTTCTCAATACTCTTCCAATACTTTGAAGATTTCTTATTCTTGATTTACTTGGAGATGCAAAGATTACATTATGCAGACTTTTAATATTGATACCAGTACTAAAAGTGCCATAAGAAGCAACAATGATTGCATTATTTTCTCTTTCTGTAATTTCTCTAACCAATTCTCTTTCTTCAGTATCAACTCCACCATGAATAAAAAATACTTTGCGATCACCTCGCTTAGTATTATTTATCTTCTCATATAATGGTTGTCCGTGTGCTTCTACTCTTGAAAAGAGAACTAAAGTATTTCCTTTTAAATCTAAAGAAAGATTTGTGATAAATTTATTTCTTTGCTCGTGTTGAATTAGATACTGAATTTCATCTTCATAGGATTCAAATTTTTGTGGAGGATGTTTAAGAACAAGGCACTGAATGTTTAATTGGGAAATATGACCCTGTTGCATCAATTCATAAGTTCTTGTGACTTTGTATGAAGGTCCAAACAAACCTTCAAGAACCCACTTGTGAGTTTGAGTTCCATCCAGAGTTCCGGTAAATCCATATCTATATTTTGCATGATGAAGTTTAGTCATAATCTCAATCAGAGATTTACTTTTAAATTGATGAGCTTCATCACCAATAACGACATTATATTCTTCAAAGAATGAACGCTCTAATTTATAAATAGACTGCCAGGTAGTAATTGTAACTGCATATTCATTTGTTTTTTCTCTTCCAGAATAGATACGGTGACAATATGATTCCGCATCCCAACCATAATCTTGAAAATCCTTGTACATCTGTTCTACAAGAGATGTCGTTGGAACAACTAAAAGAATTTTTTGTCCTTTCTCTACATAGTATCTTACGAGAGAATAAATCATCAATGATTTGCCTGAAGCAGTGGGGCTTATCAATAGTTTTCTATTATTCCTTAAAGCATCATATACTCCATCAACTTGATATTCTCTGGGAGAATGAACGCAAATAGATTGCATATAATCTTTAACGCCTTCATAAGATATACCTTCATTTACTTCAAAAGGTAATCCGTAAAACTTATTTTCTTTAAACTCATAAGTGTAATTGTGAAGAGTAAGTTTATCTATGACCTTATCTAATAGACCAACGTATATCTCTCCAGTATGAGTGCTTAGTAGACGAATCTTTCCGTCCCAGTGCCTGCTTCTATACTGAGACATAAATTTTGCAGATTCTACTTCAAAAGTAAAATACTGTTGAAGTTCATATAAAATATGAGGTTCACAATGCAACTTGATGTAAACTTCATTTTTCTTTTCAATGATTACGTCACTCATAGCATCATAATTGCTATGAGTATTTATTTACCCCAGTCCGGACTGAAAACGAATAAACTCAATAGCATTTTTAATTTGATAAGTTCTATTTGCAATCATTTTTAAGATACTATCAATATATGTAAGCATAGTATCATAATACTCTACCTTCAAAGAAGATTGTGATAATTTTTCATCAGAATCCAAATACCCCTGAAGAGTTTCTTTATCACGAACCTTTTTTGGGAAGGGATTTTCTAGGTAAACCTCTGGATCTGCTTTTCCAGTAAAATATTCATATTTTTCGTGTTTAATTTTCTTCCTCTGCTGCTCTGCTTTCTTTTTTAATAAAAGAATTGTATTATACAAATCAAAATATTTTGCGTGTAAAATTGAAATGTTTAAGGATTCTGTGTGAAGATTGTCTATATCTATTTTTGAATCTGTTTCCCACATTTTTTGGATAACATCCAAATCAATACTCATAATGGATTTCCTGATAAATCAACGATATTGTAGATAGTATACTTGAAACTTACGTCAGCAGTAAAGTACTGAATGTCAGTATTTGTAGCATCAAAAGTTAATGTTGACAAATTGTAAGGAAATAAGTCTTGAAAATTAACTTGAAAGTTAGGTATTTGACTACTCGTTAAAACTTGTAAGGTTCCATCGGAATATATGTTTTGTCTATCTTTAACATAATTTCCTTGAACTAATCCTCTTTGCTCCAATTCTCCAAATTGACTTATTCTTTCTGGAAATCCAAGACCACGAATCCAATTTTGAATCAGCATATAATTTTCAAGATTTTCATCAACTAAAAATCTTAAAGTTAAATCACCAAATTCTATAATGTCTCCCGGAGTTGGTAGCATTTTTGTATATGATGGTTGAATAGCTACCCCAAGAACTAAATCTGGTATATTTGCTTGGTTGCAAAAAAATGCGACTTTAGGTTCTCTAGTCAATACAAATTTAAATCCCGTTGGAGATAGGAAATTCCTATTCTCTATTTGTCCTCTAGTCATGATTTTTTTTAAATATTTAGATAAAAAAAGGGACCCATTGGGTCCCTTGAAACTTTATGTGAAATAAATCACATGAGGTTCTTAACAGCAACTCTTCTGTAATAGCGGTTGCTATTGAGTTGAAGACGACCAAGACCCTGAGTTGTACCCTCAGCGAATGGGTTAGCAACAAGACCATAACGAGTCTTGAATCCGATCTTGGGCTGGAAGCTGTTCTCACCAACGGCACGTACCATTTGGAGAGGAACATAAGGACAATAGAAGAGTCCTGCATCATAAGGGGAAGAACCCTTATAACCTACAACGTAGTATTGGTTGCCAGGAGTCTCATTAGATGAAGTCAGGTTTGCCGAATATGGGTCAATGTATACGCGGAATTTGCCCATTAGAGTACCTGCAAAGGTGTTGCCGGTATCATCAACGGACAGATTAGCGTTAAGTGCTGGGGTGTAGTCGAGAACACCAGCCATGGTCAGTGCTGAAGCAACGTCAGCAGAGCACATGATGATGTTGCCTTTTCCTCTTCTTGTTCTTTGAGCGATAGCGTTAGCATCTCTCTCAATTTGGAAAAGAAGACCCTTGAACTTCTCAACTGACCAACGACCGTTGGAGTCAACGTCGAGGTCAAAGATTCCTGGAGTTGCAGTATTCTGTACAGCACCCTGTTCAGCAACCTTGTAGATGGATCTGATAACTTCGCGGTTGATTTCAGCAAGAATCTCAGTTGAGAGAATGTTTGCTAATTCCGCTTCAGCATTCAGACCGTGGATTGCCTTGAGGTCCTGAGCGAGTTCTAATGAGTACTCAGCTTTCAGAGCGCGTGACTTTGCAGTAACAGTGACTTTCTCGATTGAGAATGCCATCTGGTTGAATGCGTCAGCACCAGCGCCATCAAGATTCTCAGCATCGCCAGTTGCCATACCCTGACCAACATTATATGGTGAGGGATTAGTTGTTGCAGTACCTACTGGATTGAGTACTGATGGATTAGATCCACTTTGGTTGGTTGTACCAAATCCAACGGGACCATCAGAATATCCACCAGTTTCGTCAAATCCACCATCCTGACCAGAGAATGATGTATTTACTTCGTTATAGAAGGATTCTGTACCAGATTGATTCTGATAACGTGAACGCATTGCAAAGATAAGTCCAGTAGGACCGCTCATTGGTTGAACGCCAGCGAGGTCATAAGCGACCAGGTTAGGCATTGAACGACGGATGAGTGAAATCAGTACTGGATCGAAACCTGCAGTAGGACCAGCTGGAGTAGAATTGCCACCAAATCCACCTGAAGCACCAGCAGCATTACCGCTGTTGGTTGGTGATTCCATCAGGTTGGTAATACCACCTAAATTAAATGCCGATTCTTCTCTTAAGAATTTTTCTTGGTTTTCGAGCAGGACAGCGGTTACAGCTCTACGATGAGAATCTCTGATTGGATCAAGACCCTGATAATCTAAGAGAGGTGCCCACTTTTCCTGCAATTGCTCTGAATGGAACATTTGCTTTTTACCTTTTTACTAAAGTGTGTTTTTGTGTTTGAATTATATTAAATTCAATTATTTGCCGAATGCTGAAAGCGTTCTCAGGTATGCTGCCATTGAGTCCGAATAAGTTTCGGGAGTGGCATCTAGACCTTCGGACAGAGTTTCAGTTTTAGCAGAAGGAGATACTACTCTTGAAGGAAAATATGATTCCTTCAAAGTCTCCAGTTTTTCACGATAATTTTCCTCACTTTCAAACTCAACACTTTCGGCAAGTGAAGCGAGCTTGTCTCTCTGTGTGTCTGCAAGACCTACAGTGACTTGTTCAAAGATTCCATCAGCAACCGACTCTGCGAGACGCTTGTGGAGGGAAACGTTCTTCTCAATTTGCTCGTTGAGTTTTGTCTCCATTTCATCAAGTTTTTCTACCATGCTCTCAAGCACATCATATCTATCTTCAGGGATTGTTACATAATGTTCTTCAAAAAGACCCTTCATTCCTGCAAGGAATGATTCGGTCATTTCGGTCTTAAGACCTTTTTCGATGGTAAGTGCGTTTTCTTCAAACCACTCACCAGACACATACTCAAGGTATGCATCTACACGCTCTGCAAGTTCGACTTTGATTTCTTCAACTTCTTCTGCGAGAGCGGCAGCATACTGCTCTTCAAGAGTTTCCTTGATTTCAACAACTTTGGAACGAAGAGCAGCTTCAAAAATAGTTCTTGCTTTTTCTTGGAATTCCTCTGAGAGTTCTTCACCAGCAAGAAGAGCATTTACATCCTCTTCAATACTGAACTCTTCTTCCATTTCTTCGTCTTCGTCTTCGTCTTCTTCTTCTTCTTCTTCTTTCTTACCTTTCTTAGGCTTTTCTTCCTTTTCGCCCTCTTCTTCCTCTTCCTTCGCCTCTACAATCTCTTCATCTTCATCAATTTCTTCTTCAATGAGATCTTCATCGTCGAGTTCTTCTTCTTCCTTGCGAAGACCCTTCATAGCATCAGCACCTTTAGCACCCTTATTTACAACATCTCTTACTTGCTTAAGAGTTGCTCCAGGTGTTTTAAGTTTTGCTGAATCATCATCAGACTTATAATTTTCTGGCGTTGGTCCACCAAGATCTTCCCAACCAGCAGTTTGACCATCAGGAATACCTGTGGTTAGTTTTGGCATCGGATCCGCTGCTTTAGCATTTGCATTAACAGCGGTTCTGGATTGCTTTGTGCCTACTTCCATTTCTTGTAAATCTCCACGAGACATTTGAACTCTCCGTTTAACCTTACGTTATAAACTATATTTATTTATAATTTAATAAATTACAATGAGTTTAAAAACTCATTGAACAATGATAATTTATATTCTTCAAGAACACCTTGATCAACTAAAGTATTAATTCTTTTTTCAAATTTTGAAACTTTTTGCTCAAGAATACCATTATTCCAAATCCATTCAACACCTTCCATAATTCCCTGAACAAAAGCATCAGGAGCAGAAGGATCTGCAACAATATCAGCAGCAGTTGCGAGCATAAAGTCTTCTCCAACTTCCTTATATCCTTTTGAGTTCTCTCTTAAGGAACCAATACCACGAGAAGAAACGCCAAGACAAACTCCATCCTTTAAAAGAGACTCTGCAATTTTGCCCATTGGTGTAGATAAAATCTGCGCCTTACCAATGAAGTTGTTGCCTTCACGGCAAAGTTCAACAATCTTATGAGACACTCTATCAAGATTTACCGTAGGACCATCAGGATGTCCAAGTTCTCCAAGAGCACGTCCTTTTTGAACATACTGCTCATTATATCTACCAACTTCTCTTTCCATAATGGACATTGGATACATACGTCCATTACGATTAACACATTCTGCTTGGAGGAATGGTCCTGTAATATAGAGTCTTGTTTCTTTTCCTACTTTTTCAGTAAGAACTTCAACCTTTTCTATTTCTTCTCTGATAAGTTTCATTATGCTTGTCCTGAGATTTGTACTTGTTGGAAATGAAGTGTTCCTGAACCGACTCCGTATGCAGAAATCTTATTTGAAATAACAACCGATGCATCTGCGGCAGAGAATGCTGTTACAACTCCACTTGAATTATAATTTACAGTCATTTTGGTTTGAAAATATCCATTAAAACCTGCAGAGGTATCAATTGATAAAACTTGTTGGTGAGTAAAATTATAATATGACTGTCCTATAGCAGTCAGAGTTACGTAATCACCAACACCAAACGGAACTTGAGTTCCCTCTGGAACAGTAACAATCGTTGTTGTCCCTGTTGTTACACCAACAACTCTGTTTGATGCTTTAGTTAGACCTAGAGTTACGGTATCTCCTGCTGGAACATAATAATCGGTATTGGTCGCTGCTGGAGTAACTCCAATTGCGATGTGTGCAGAACCACCAACTGCAACCACTCTCAAAACACTAGATTGTACCGAAAAAGCAGATGATGTTGTAGCAGCACCTGCAGTGAATGTAAAGGAGGAATTTACTCCAACTGGTCTATGAGCCATTATTTTATTAGATACACTTTTAGTTATTTATTATTTTTATAATTACCTACTAATTTCTTCCGGGATCGGCACTTACCCAAGTTCCACCACTTGTAGTTGCGGATGCTCTCATTTGCCAATTATATTGGGGACCATTTCCTGTTCCCATTAGTGATAATGCAGTCAGAATGACAATAGCATCTAATCTATTGGGAGAAGATTTGAGACGAATAGAAAGAACTGGATAAAAAGTTCCTGCGGGTGATGGTAAATCTATCGGTGCTGTGATTGGTGTCTGCACTGCCTGTTGCAATCCACGCAATTCATAACCACCTTCCGAAACTACAGAAGAACAAACTTGTTTGAGTAGGCTTGAACTTGTAGTAATTCCAGTATTGGAAATCTCATACCTCAAAGGTAATGATGCTGTTGTCATATAAGTTGATTGGATGAGATTTGCGTGGTGGAATGAATGTGCATGAACAAACTTTCCATCAATTACAAATCCAACTCTTACTGTTCCAAGTCCCAGCCACTCAATATCCATCCAAAAGATTTGTGCTTTAGAAATATCTAAAGTAATTCCAGAAACACCAGTACCATCCAACTTATCAATATTCCACTCTGTTTGAGGTACTCTTGTTTCTGTTCCAGTTGATAGACTTCTTTCTACAAAACCTACTGATGTACTTCCAATTCCAGCAACTTCAAGATAGATTCCATTATCGGCACCAAAATATCCAACTCTTTGTCTCAAATTTTCCTTTGGGGAATTCATTACAAAGGTATTCAATACCAACAAAGATTTTCCGGGTTGATATGAGAATGTCTTTGTGGTTTCTCTAATAACCGAACAACCCACAGTAGTTCCAATACCTATGTTAATTAGGCCTTGTGTAGTTACAAATCCAACGGTAGAACCTGTACCTACAATCAAACTCTCCCAAAGATTATTGTCCCTATACCTATGAGAACTATCAAAGAGTGTTAATGGATTTGATACTCGTGTTCTTCCAAAAGCATCGGAATTTATACTAACCGGAAATCTATTAAGTTCATCTACAATTTTACCA